GTGCTTACCGATACAAAATTAAAAAACCTCAAGCCGCAGGACAAACTGTACAAGGTCTCCGATCGTGACGGGCTGTATGTAGCTGTGCTTACGTCAGGCACGGTCTCGTTTCGCTATGACTACCGTATCAACGGTCGCCGCGAAACACTGGTAATCGGGCAGTATGGGCGTGACGGTATCAGCCTGGCAGAAGCGCGAGAAGAACTGATTGCTGCAAAGAAGCTGCTTAAAGCAGGCCAGTCACCGGCTGCGGCTAAACGTGACGGTATCAAAAAGATTCGTGGTGCCGAGACGTTTGCGGTACATACCGACAGTTATATGAAACACGTCATCCTGGCTGACAGTACCCGCGCAATGAAACAGGCGGTGATCGACCGTGACATACTTCCGGTTCTTGGCAATAAAATGATGGCTGAAATTACCACATCGATGGTTCGTGATTTGTGTGACCGGATTGTCGAACGCGGTGGCCGGGCAACAGCAGTGCAGGCCAGGGAGATCATCAGTAGCGTATACCGTCACGCCAATGACCGTGGTCATGGTTTGTTTAATCCTGCGGCTGACATTAAACCTTCGTCTATCGCCATATTTAAACCACGAGAGCGAACACTGACACCAGAAGAAATTGGCCTGTTCTTCCGCACGCTGGATGCCATTGGTGCTATGGGCACTATGAAAATGGCTTTAAAACTGGTGCTTATCACTATGGTTCGTAAGGGCGAATTCACCAATGCAACGTGGGATGAAATAGATTTTAAAAAATGGACATGGACAATTCCTCCAGACCGCATGAAGGGAAGCCGGGCGCACGTTATTTACCTGCCTAAACAGGCACAGGATATATTGGTCGGGTTGCAGATGTGCGCTGGTGGAAGTGAATATCTGGTTCCTGGTCGTTACAATTTCCGGAAGCCATTATCTAATGCCGCGCTGAACTCTCTGATCGACAGAACGGTGAAAATAATAAATGAAGATGGTGAGCATATTCAGGACTTCACTGTACATGATATGCGCCGTACAGCCAGTACGTTGTTGCATGAGGCTGGTTATCCTTCAGACTGGATTGAAAAGGCTCTGGCACATGAGCAGAAAGGTGTGCGCGCCGTATATAACAAAGCGGAATACGCCAGACAGCGCGCCTACATGTTGCAGCAGTGGGCCGATATGATTGATTCATGGATTGACGGGGAGCATACGGATCTGATTCCGTTCTCCCCGTCGAAGTTTGAGAAGTGGATGGCGGGGGAATAACGTTTAATAGTTCTGCTGATTTTCTTCCATCTCTGCTTCTGCTGCCAGTGATTCAATTTTGTTTTCGAATATTGCTGACAGTGTTGCAAATTCAGCATCAGTGACAGCGGGAATTGGAACAAACCTGATCCCGCTGTGTGCAAGCATGTTTGCAGTTTCAAGGCATTTTCTTAAATCTGCTGGTGATGCCCTGTTCATGCAGCACGCTCCCGCCCCTGGTTGTCTGTTGGTGACAGCGGAGCATTGCTGAATGCATTTGTTAATCCGCCAATATCCAACGCGTATCCAGGGTGTAGTTGCACTGCCGGGTCTTCGCACTGATTACCCCAAACATCGAAGCCATGAGACGTCTGGCGGGCGAACAGTTCAATGCGAGAAACATCGCCTAATAATTGCACAAGTTTTTCACGAACGATATCTGGCTTTCTTGAATGCTCAAGCCGCGGTGCGGTAAATGACTGAACGATCCCTGCATTAATGCGCGTAGGTAGTTTTCCCTTTACCGCAAACAGGCAATCTTCACTATTGGCGCGAGTCATGTGTCCCATACCCATAACCAGTTTATCTTGTTGTCGACTACCACATTTTATCCACGTGAAGCCCTTCATCGTCATCAGACGGAATCCCCAGGCTTCAACAACTTTTAGTGCTTCGAGTGGTTGTGTTGGCACCCACCACATGGCCAACAGACAGTTTTCATCGGCCAAATCCCACACAGGAAGGCGGCAGATATCCAGCACACTCATAACCGGATATTTAAAACCGGCACCGCGATTACCATCTGCGGCTTTGTCCCGGTATACCCAGGGTGGATCTGCATAGATTAGCGTGTATTTTTTCATTGTTCTGCTCCCAGACTTCCTTTGGTAAAGGCTTGTATCAGCCTGTTTGCTGCCGCTTTCTGTGCTGCTACATTGGCAATAACTGATAGTTTTCCCTGGCTTGCTTTCGTGCAGATCCCAACCCAATTATCCATTAGGAAAAAATTCTCTCTTTCTGCGAAGTCAGTATTTGCACATAATGTTTCAATCATTGAAATTATTTCTTTTATTGAGTGATTAACCATCATTTGCTGAACAGCATAGCCAAAAGCGTTAATCATCACTGCATGAAACTGGATATATTCTCTTTTGTATTCTGATTGCTTTGTACCATGGCGAATTGCTTCTAGTTGTGTAAGACATAACCATGATTCCCATACTGACTCGATGTTACCAATTTCTAGTTTTTTCCCATTATGAATACAAAATTTTGATGTTGAATCACTTAATGCTTTGAAACTCACCCACATGTTTGACTTTGACGGAACAACGTTGTGCTCGAAGTCAGTGACTTCTGCAAAAGTGTCATGTTGCGACAGGAAAGACACCATTTCTTGGGCAACATCGTTTCGTCCGTCATACGCCATATTAATTGCTGCAGATGGTTTTGAAACATTATTATTAATGTCAGAAAAGAACTGCTGACGCGCCTTCAAAGGAAGGTTATGCGTAAGCATAAGAGGAATCATAATTGTTTCACCATAATTACGGCAGAACTCAGCTAATCCTGCAGCACGATGCTGTCCATCAAATAATTTTATTTCTGCATCCATAGGAAATCTAGCTAAACCGACATTAGTATTTCCAATCTCATGGAACTCTATTTCTGAGTTACAATTTCCGACCAATGGTGGAACAATAAATGGTTCCTTTTTCTCGTAAGCGTTGACTAAATATTGATAAAACTTTTTTACCCTGGTTGGATTAATTTCACGTTGAGAACGTTCAAGGGTACTTCCCGTATTGTCGGTTGCCAATACTCTCGATAGTGCTCTTGCTGGTACTGTCATCATAAGTATTACAGTACTTCCCTGCGCTCCTCGTGATGCGGGAAATTCAAAGAAATAATCGCCTACCTTGCTCATGATATTACCTTTTACATTATTGTTTTGATTATTCATAAACCACCCCGCAACATCCTATACCGCTATAGTCGCCACGGCGAAGGCCGTTACCTTTTGTGATACATTGGTCCCTTCGAACCGCGATCCTTGCACGCTCAACATCACCAGAAGCAACATCCATACACTGAAGCCAAAGGTGGGCGGCAATGCGGAACTGCCCTTTTTTCTCTCTTTCAATCGCGCGTTTTTCGATCTCTATCGCCGCAGGAGTAACGGCAACAACCTTTGAATGGCTGCGCATTGAAACCTTGTTCATGTGATATTTTTCAAGTCGGCTTAACTTTCTCACTTAATCCAACCCTCTCTGAAAATTAATGCCAGCAGATAAAGCCATGCTGAAACAGAGGCCAGGAATAAGTACCATCCTGACCATTTGCTCCAGTGCCTTAGCAGCGCACTCATGCAGCGTTGCTCACAGGACGATATACACGTTGCTGAACAGGAGGTTTTTTACCCTGGAACTCTGCCGGGCTTGCTGCCTGACGTTCATCAAGCCAACGCTCAACTTCATCACGGTTCCATGCGCAGCGTTTATCGGTGATATACCAGCGTTTAGGAAATTCCCCTGCGCGCTCCATACGGTCGATAGTGCTCCATGACAGTGGCACCACCGCTAGGAGTTCCTTCTTACCTAATGCACCTTTCATAAATACCTCTCTTGGTTGCAGTGCGGCGCGCGTGGCGCCGCGGTGGTGGTTACATAGATGTTTCGTTTAATTCTTCCCGACGAACGCTGTAAACGTCGGTGGCTTTTGCCAGCAGTTCGTCATCATCTGAAAGTTTTTGTGCAATGTATTTGTAAGCCTTATCCAGTTCGGAGACGGTGCTGTAATTCATCGCTGCGCTGGTAAAGGCCATCAGCATTTCTTCTGGATCACGGCTATCCGCTTTACGCGTTTGCTCATCATGCTTTTTCACTGGTTTAGCGTTGATCAGACTGTTCATTCCCGCAGCAGTAGTCGTTTGCGGAGTAATGTCTCGCTCAACGCGCGGTGCCGTTTCCTGTAATTCGTCAGGGGTGTAAACACCGAGAAGCACATCAGGAGCGTGCAGGCGAGCCCATCGTTTCGTGCAAAGATAGGCAAGCTGCTGGCGAGGATCCTGTTCCCACAATGGAGAGTTACGCACTCCGGCTTGCGCCATACTGATGGTAAGCTCACGTGGTTCTGCTTCTCCTTTAAGAACTGCTGACACAGTTACCGTCAGATTCGGTGATTTATCTGTTTTGCCGTTAACATTCGACCAGTCACCGCTCCAGCGATAATTCAGGCGTGTCGCCAGCAGGCTTGACGAGGATACGACCGCGTTTACCAACTGTGCTTCGTAGCCTAACGTTCCGTTTACCACATGCGTTTTCTGCGCCACGGCGAAAGGGTTCATTCCCCACTGTGCCGCCTGCATGGTCACCGCCAGGCAATCGGCAGGTTTGCCTTCAAGATGTTTCGGTACAGTCGCTTTGCTTTGTGACATCAACTCAGCGAAACGCACCAGTTGATTCATTCCCTCGGGGCTGAAGATTGCCGCAGCAGTGCCTACAGTTGCGCCTGGTTGTGATGTGATTGCGATATCATTGCTCATACGTACATATCCTGTTTACGTGCCCAGTCAGGGCGTTTAATAATTTCCACTCCGCCCCACTCATCGTTGATGCGGCATTCGTGATAGGTATTCAGATCCCGGCGGAACAGAGCGTGCCCGGCATCGACATCCGGCGCATCCAGCTCGAACACGCGTACCGGATACCGACCACAATCAATGCTTTCGCTCACGGCAAGAAAGAAAAAACCATGCGGCTGACCAGTAACCCTCATTGCGCCTTCGCGGTACATTGCGTCCTGCACGTGGTAGCGGAATTCCTCGATGTGACGTGCAAAACGGTCCATATCTGCAACCTTTTTCACGTCGATGATCACGTTGTGCTCGTTCAGCCATTTGTCTGGACGAATTCGGCACAACTCACCCGTTTCTTCATCGTTCCAGTACATTGACGCTTCGCAGTAACCAGGTGCTTCCAACATCCAGCGTGCCGCCGGGTGAGCCATTGCGCTATCACGCATCAGCTCCAGTTTCCGCCACTGCTCGGCATCAAGTACCGTAATCCCCATATCCGCCACATCACGAAGAAATGCCTCTTCGTCAGCTTTACCTTGTTTCGTCCGACGATCGAATTTCGGTGAAACAATGAAGCGTTTGTCGAACTCTCCAGGCTCCAGAAGCAGACAGTGCAATGCGGTTCCCATATCCAGTGCAGACTTTTTCTCTTCGTCTTCTGGTGCTGCCTGAACCCATTTAAGAAGCGCCGGATTCTTGGCAACCATGTCCAGTTGCGACTTACTCACGCCGTCACCGGCGTGGTAGTCTTCGTTGCTGATATCGAAATAAATTCCCGGATTCATGCCGCGTCCCTCTGTCCATCAAGCTGATCCGCCAGATCCCAGCGGGCGATAATTGCCATTGCCTCGCGCCGGTAGGCATCCATCAGTTCTTCGAACTCAGGGCTGTCTTTAGCAGCCTCCAGCACTTCCTGACGAACGCCTTTGCCTGTTACAACGTCGAAAGTTGAGGACAGTTGATGAAGTCGGATGCTCTCAATCAGTTCAACTTGTCGGTCATATAGCTGTTCTGACAGGCGGTAGTCCTTGTCGAATGCCAGCATGATTTTTTGAAGATTTTTCTGCTGATTAACGTTCATTATCAGCCCTCCCATATCTCGTTATCGTTGGCCACATCGCGAGCTTCTTTGCTGACGAAAGCCCACTTAATGCCTTCCTGTAAGGTGCGGAACTTCCAGCTCATGAATCCGCATGCAGTAACGCAGTACCAACCGTTGATGATTTTCCACTGCATAACTTGTTACCTCGGTCTGTTACCGTTGAGGTAATAATTATGCGTATATGGTTTGATGTCAATAGATATGAGTTAAAAAAATTACCCGTTAGGTAATCGAATAGGCAATGAAAAAGCCGCCATAAGGCGGCTTACTTACTGAAAAATATGGTTTTATTGTTTGTTTTTTTCGTTCTGGTTGATGACAAATTCAATGTAACTTTCGATCTTTGCTTTCTCGGTTTCGGGTAACAATGCGTAGCGCGAGCGATCATAGTTGATGGTCGCAGGGTCGTGCGGGTGAATCAGTAATTCATAGCCGTGACGCCCGAATGCGGATGCAACATTCTCCAGGGTGGAAATGGAAACGCTGACCTCATTGTTTAACAGGCGGCTGATTGTCACCTGGGCTACGCCGGATGCGCGGTGAAGTTTTCCCTGTGTTGAAAGGTCGCGGCTTTCGCTCATCCAGCGTTCCAGGTTGTGAGCCGCCAGCTGGCCAATGTCGCTTGGGCCGACAGGCTGAAAACCTTCCTGAGAAAGCGAGCGATCGATATCAAGCCAGTTACGGGGTTTATTGGCGGCAGCTTCAATTTTTCGTGCAACCTGGTCGCCGATAACCTTCTTGCCAAGAGCCCAGCGGTTTACCAGATTTGCCTGAGTTCCAAGTTTTTCTGCCATCCGCGTCTGAACACCATTGAATTCACGGTCGATCAAGTCGTTGAGATTTTGCCTGCGGACGTCCTGGATACTTTTCATTTTCTGGAAAATCGCCTCATATATGAATCAGTAGATGATTCAATTTAAAGCAATATTACCCAACAGGTAAATGCACCTCATAGGTAACTATCCTTGATTTTTGTTACCTTATGGGTGAATATTTATTATCTGAAATAAATATCAGGCAATAGCTATGAGCGATAACGGACATTTCGATTTCAAAAAGCACTGGCTTGCACTTACTCCGGATGAGCGTGAAGCCTTCGCACAGGAAGCCGGAACGACGAGTCACTATATCCAGACTCACTTAACAGGTAAGCGCAAAATGCCAGGTAAGGTATTGATGAATGGGCTTTTTAAAGCCTGTAAAACAAGACAATGGCTGCGCTCAAAAGCAGAACTGGCATACTTCTTCTACTCATGATATCCAGCTACAACCCTCTGTAGACCGCCACCCGGCGGTCTTTTCATATCTATTCGTACCTCAAAGGTAATAAAAAACCAAATCTGGTTGATCTTTTTTTTGTGTCAGCACAAAATGACCGTAATCCCAATACTAATAACAGGGCTTACCATGGAAATCATTACACGTATTGATGCCGCAAAGCGCGGACTTAAACGCTACTACACCGGAAAACCATGTAAGCACGGACATGACAGTGAACGCTGGGTTTACAACGGACACTGTGTTGAGTGCACCATGGAATCAAACCGTCGCATCAGGGCAGAGATTAAGCAGATCATGATTAATTCCTCCCCACAACACTCAAGCTGATAGCGGAGATTAATCATGAGCAGACATGCAACAGATTGGGCCTGGGAGACAGATCCAGGTAGCTCATCATTAAAGCTCATACTGCTCTCGATGGCTGACAGAGCCGATGAATATAACCTCTGCTACCCCAGCATAGAACGCCTCGTTAAAGACACTTGCCTGAATAAAAAAACCGTGCAGGCCGGGCTTATATCGCTCATGAAAATGGGGCTTATTTCAGATACCGGAGAGAGAAAGGGAGCGACAAAAAGAGTGCGGGTTTTCTCTCTTAATATAACCAAAAACGGGAACATTAAAGGCAGCCGGGAGGGGGGCAATGAACCCGAAAACGGTAATGTTACCGAAAACGGGAATATACCCAAAAACGGGATGTTGAATGATCCCAAAAACGGGATGTTGAATGATCCCAAAAACGGGATCCAGAACCAGTCATATAACCAGTCATTTAACCAAGAGAGGGAGAGCAGGACAAAAAACGGGGATTCTGTGCATCATGACCCCGGCGCAAACAACGCCGTGATGAATAACTTTGTTCCTCCTGGTGGGCCAGGGCAATTAGGCAAATTTGTCATGCATGAACAATGGCAGCCATCAGATGACTTTCTTCGGAAAAGCTCATTGCAGGGGATCTACCTGGACAGTCTGCCAACGGCACAGGAACTTGCAGAGTTCAGAATTTACTGGATGGCTGAGGGTAAGGCATACCATCAGGCACAGTGGGAGCAGAAGCTGGCAAGGCGCATCCAGTTCTGTAGACAGAAATCAGGTGAAGTCAGAAAGAGCCTTGACTGGCATAACACTGACTGGATAGATGAGGTGTGGGATGAAATCAACTCCAGAACTTCTTAATGAGTACGATCGCTTTCGTGGTGGGCATGACCACTCGACGGCGGTTGCTTCTGCTGACGATGAAAGGGCAAAGAAGGAGCAGGTTGCAAGAATTTTCAACGAAATGTTTGTCCAGTTACAGGCTGCATTTCCAGGCAGCATCGCTGCTATCAGCGAGCAAGGAAAGCTAAACGAATTTCGAAAACAATGGATGCTTGCGTTTCTGGAGAATGGGATCACAACAATGGAACAGGTTAACGCTGGTATGCGCCACGCCCGCGCCAGTGAATCTCCGTTCTGGCCGTCGCCAGGGCAATTCATCAAGTGGTGCAAAGACAGCAAGATGGTTCTTGGCGTCACCATTGACGATGTGATGGCGGAGTTTCACCGGTACAGCAAGGAAAAAAGTTTATATCCTGGTGGTCCCGAAAGATTCCCGTGGCGACATCCGGTTATGTACTGGGTCGTATGTGATACCCGCCGTGCAATGTATCAGCGCCAGCTTAGCGAGATTGAGGTTGAGAAACACGCGCGCAGGCTGCTCGATGATTGGGCGAAAAAGGTGGCTTCCGGACAGCAGATACCCGATCCGGTGATCAGCATACAGGCAAAGCCAGAGCCCATGAGTACACCTCCGGGCACAGGGAGAGACGTTTACCATCCACCAGGGCGAAGTTTCGGGTGCATGCCTAACGCCGCCACCCTTGGGGGAATAACACCGGCGCAGTGGCTGATGGAGGAATACAGGCGGGGAAAGGCGGCAGGATTTATCAAGTAATACCAGCGCGATAGCGCATTTTTTTACGTCTCAATGATTACCTGATGGGTAATAAAATATTCTAAAATCTATTGATTTCGTGTCTTATGTGGTTTTTAATTACCTCAGAGGTAAATCATGAGAAAACAGATACAGGCTCTTGGTCGACTCAAAACAGGCCAGATGAACAAAACAGAATCTGCGTATTGCCAGCACCTTGAGCAGCGTAAACGTGCAGGGGAAATCGCCTGGTATCGATTCGAGGGTATCAAGCTGCGGTTAGCTGACAACACGTTCTATACGCCCGATTTTGCTGTGATGCTCGCCACCGGCGAGATGGAACTGCACGAAGTGAAAGGTTTCTGGACCGACGACGCCAGAGTGAAAACAAAAGTCGCCGCAGATCAGTATCCGTTCCGAATAATCGGGGTAACGGTTAAACCAAAGAAAGCAGGTGGCGGCTGGAACATCGAAGAGTTCTGAGTCGACGATCTTTTTAGTTATCAATGCAATCAATAAGTTATGTGGATAAGCGAGGGTAAAGATGGAAAGTATGGCTGAAGGTATGATCAAAGATTTAGTGGCATCAGGGCATGCGTTAGCTGACGACATGACAGGCGCACCATCCGTGCTTGTTCGCTGTTTGGCAGCGCAACTGGAAGTTCAGTTGGTGCGTGCTAATGAGCTGGCAGCGGAGAATGCGGCAATGCATGAAACTATTGAAGCCGTTCGGAGTGTTGCGGATAACTCCAGTGGAATTGCCGGATGGCATTTGAATGGCGATATCGCTACATGGGAAGAGATTCTTCCTGAAATTAACGATATCGAAACCACAGCCACCGACGCTTTCTTGGCTGAAGTACGGGCGCAGGCGTTTAATGACCTTTGCTCGGTGTTCGTTAAGGACGCGACGGTTGCCGGGCTGGACGATGGCGACATCGTTACGGTGAAAGAAGCGACGGACGCCCTGCTGCATTGTGCGGAGCAGCTTCGCAAAGGAGGCAACCAGTGAGCGAAATTAATTACCAGGCACTGCGTGAGGCGGCGGAACGTGCAATTCCAGCAATGGAACGCCTGTTAATGTTGCCAGCTGATGATGATTTGTTAAGTGAACAGGAACTTAAAGATTACGGTGTGGATATTGATGCGCTCAACGCCTTCAAATTTCTGACCGGACCAGAAACCGTGCTGGCACTACTGGATGAACGGGAAAGAAACCAGCAATACATCAAACGCCGCGATCAGGAGAACGAGGAAATTGCGCTAACGGTAGGGAAGCTGCGCGTTGAGCTGGAAGGCAAAGACAGCAAAATAGCCAATCTTACCGCCGAACGCGATGCTCTTCGTGAAGGTGAGATGGGCGACGCTAGGCATAGCAACACACGGGCCGCAGCTGATATCTACTTCCAACTGGTCGAGGAGTGCGAAATTCCTGCTGGCGGTTCTCTGGTCGAGTACGTTGACGATATGCGCGAGAAGCTGGAAGCCGCAGAGAAGCGCATAGCAGAACTGTCTGCTAGCCACAGAAAATTGCGCAACACAATGGCTGGCATCCACAACACAATCCGAATGGATGGCGGCTATACGCCACTGGCAGCAATCCTTAACGCTGCTAAACGCGCATATGAAGAATCAGCAAGCGCAGCTGGCTTTCGCATCAAAGGAGAGTGATATGACCACTATGACCAAAGAACGACTGCTGACACTCAAGCAGTGGCGCGAAACATACGGACCTGGTAGCAACGTTGTACTGCCAGCAGAAGAAGCGGAAGAACTGGCACGAATTGCTCTGGCATCGCTGGAAGCAGAGCCTATTGGTGAGGTTTCAGAGAAGCGACTCGGCCTTGTTATGGATGGAACGGTAGACCTTGGCGGGAAATCAACTTATCGCATCATTAAGGGAGAAAAAGCGATGAAGTTGTTGCCGCTGGGGACGAAGTTTTATACCGCCCCTCCAGTGCCAGTAGTACCGGAAGAAAAACCAATGCCTAATCCTCTTAGCATGTACACGGTTGATGCTGTTGCCGCTATTGCAGAGGTGAGAGGCTGGAACGCCTGCCGTGCTGCCATGCTTCATGGTGCCGAACCTGTAAGCCAAACTTACAAGTTGCCTCCCCTGTCATCCAGCGAAGTAAACGACGCGGCATGGAAATTACACAACATGCTGACTGAACACGTCCCGCTAAATGGGCGTCAGTTCAACAATCTGAAAGGTTGCTTCTATGAGGCATTAAAGGTCGCAATGCGCAACTATCCGGTAACTCCGGATGGTTGGATAAGCTGTAGTGAGCGAATGCCGGAAGAAACGGGTGACATTATAGTTGTTTCGGATGGCATTGTAATGTCCGGGATTTCTTATTCTCGTCGTGACGGGTTCTATATAGCCGCATTGGAGTACGACGACGATGAACCAATTGACGGTGTAACCCACTGGATGCATCTACCAGAACCGCCGCAGGAGGTTAACCGTGGCTAACCTGCAACTTGCCGTTAAAGGTGAATACTTCGATGCCATGATTCGCGGAGAGAAAACGGAAGAGTATCGCCTGTGTAATGACTACTGGAATAAGCGAATTATGTTCCGGGAGTATGACCGCCTGATTATCACAAAGGGATATCCGAAGCGCGACGATTCCAGCCGTAGAATTGATGTTCCGTATGATGGATATGAAATAAAGACAATCACACATCCCCACTTCGGCGATAAACCGGTAAAGGTGTACGCGATAAAGGTGAATATTGATGGCTAAATCAGCAGCAGAGCGCAAAGCCGCTCAGAGAGCCAGACAAGCTGCATCTGGTGTGCGTAAGCTGGAAATTGTGCTTGATGCTCAGGAAATTGAAATGCTGGAGCGTAACTGTGCCACGCGTCGCCCCGGGCGTGCGCCTTACGAATTTGGTGAGTATATAGCGTTACTGATCCGCCAGGATGATGCACGCGTGCGCGGGCGTATAAAATCGATCAGCAGAAAACGTTGCGGTAAGTGCGGCGAGAGAGTTCCAGTTAATTCATGCCCGTGTAATGGTGACTCGCAATGCTGGGTGACTAAAGGCTGGCATGAAACGAAATTAATAGTGTGACATGTCACGAGTAGATTATGCATGATGAATTTGACGGGTTTTGAATACTGCCGCCAACTATGGCGGCTTTATTTTGCATGGTACTATTACCACAACGGTAACTATTACCACGGTGGTTATGATGCCTGCTGAACCTAAAACCTATAAACGCAAATCAACGCAATTTAAGCCACTAACAGCAATGCAGGAGGCTTATTGCCAGTCATACATCAAAACGCCTGAAAACCAGACTCAGGCAGCGATTAACGCAGGATTCTCCCCAAATACAGCGGCAGTTAAAGCCAGTGTCATGATGCGCGATGAACGCATTCAAAAACGGATTGCCGAGCTGATGGAGGAGCGCAACAAACGAATGCGCGTCAGTGCCGATTACGTTCTTATGCGCCTGGTGGAGATCGACCAGATGGATGTGATCGACATCCTCAACGACGATGGGAGCCTTAAACCAATCCGTGAGTGGCCGAAAATCTGGCGCACTACGCTTAGTGGCTTTGATCTGTCATCGACCATCATGAACATGAACGAGGATTCGATAGAGACAATCCTCAAAAAAATTAAATGGCCTGACAAGGTGAAGAACCTTGAGCTGATTGGTAAGCATGTTGATGTCAACGCGTTCAAAGAACGTCTGGATGTTAATGTGAATGTGACAATTGCTGATCGCATAGCAGCAGCCAGGAAGCGACTCAAAGAACGTCAGGATGGTAATCAGTGACAGATGCAGCGTTATCTCCTGAAGAGCAGTTGATCGAGGATATTGCAGGGTTCACTCACGATCCGCTTGGCTATGCCCTCTATGCGTTCCCGTGGGGGGAAGAGGGGACTGAACTGGCACATGCTACCGGCCCACGTCAGTGGCAGGCCGATGCGTTCCGAGAGATACGTGATCACCTGCAGAATCCCGAGACGCGCTATCAGCCGCTTATGCTGGCACGTGCTTCGGGCCACGGTATTGGTAAATCAGCATTCATCTCAATGTTGATCAACTGGGGCATGTCCACTTGCGAGGATTGTAAGGTCGTGGTGACCGCCAACACCGACAACCAGCTACGAACGAAGACCTGGCCGGAAATTATCAAGTGGTCGAACCTTGCTATCACGAAAGACTGGTTTACCTGTACCGCTACCGCGATGTACAGCAATGATCCTGGGCACGACAAGCGGTGGCGAGCTGACGCAATCCCCTGGTCTGAGCACAACACTGAGGCATTCGCCGGACTACACAACGAGCGCAAACGCATCATCGTGGTATTCGATGAAGCGTCGAACATTGCGGATCTGGTGTGGGAAGTTGCTGAGGGTGCGCTTACGGACGAAGACACTGAGATTATCTGGGTGGCGTTCGGAAACCCTACTCGTAACACCGGACGTTTCCGTGAATGTTTCCGCAAGTATAAACACCGCTGGAAAACTGCGCAGATTGACAGTCGGACGGTGGAAGGTACCAACAAACAGCAGTTGCAGAAATGGGTTGATGACTACGGGGAAGACAGCGACTTCGTTAAAATCCGTGTGCGTGGCATATTCCCTGATGCATCTGAATTGCAGTTTATCCCTACCGGTCTTACTGACGAGGCAATGAAACGGGTGGTAACCGCTGCGCAGGTTGCACATGCTCCGGTGATAATCGGCGTTGACCCGGCATACTCCGGCGTTGATGACGCTGTGATATACCTGCGGCAGGGGCTACACAGTAAGGTGCTGTGGACTGGCAACAAGACTACCGACGATCTGATTATGGCGAAGCGTATCGCTGACTTTGAAGACCAGTATCAGGCTGACGCGGTGTTCATCGACTTCGGTTACGGAACCGGTTTGAAGTCAATCGGTGACGGCTGGGGTCGTACATGGCAACTTGTTCCGTTCGGTGGCGCGTCTACTGACCCGCAGATGCTTAACAAGCGTGGGGAGATGTTCAACTCATGCAAGACATGGCTGAGGCTCGGCGGCATGCTGGATGACCAGGAAACAGCGGACGACCTGTCGGCAGCAGAGTACAAAGTTCGTGTGGACGGTAAAATCGTTATCGAACCGAAGGAAGATATCAAGGAGCGGCTTGGGCGTTCGCCGGGTAAAGGCGATGCGCTACTGCTGACGTTTGCGTTCCCTGTGTCGAAGCGTCTGCGAATTCCCGGGCAGCAGAACCAGCAAGGCAAAGCCATCACAGACTATGATCCTTTGCATAAAAAAGCCCGCGAATCGGCGGGCTGATTGTGACATGTCACGGCGTTAGAAGGTTATTTTATCGAATGCGGCGTTGATTGCCTTGGCGTCCTGCTCAGCACCAACCACATCAAGTAAAGATCTTTTACTAAGCACTTCAGCCAGGCATTGTAACTTCATGTTGTATAAGTTTTCGCGCATGTAATCATCATCACTTTTTTCTTTGGCGTATACAGCGCGAGAAATATCAAACACATTGCCTTTTTCCATTTCAGTTTTCTGCGCTGAAATCCAGTCATGGCAAGTAACTCCTATTCCATGGTCATCGCTAAGCGTTAACCCGGCAAGTCGCTCACCTGGAATTGCTTCACAAAGCATTTCATTTCCTGCAAAAACACCATAAAAAATTGAATCATCACCCTGAACAATGCGTACATATTTGCACGGCCATTCATTTAGATATTTAGCTAGCATGTCGGCTGTTTTCATGATCTCACCTTAAAAAAATGCCCGGCGAACCGGGCGAACTGGAAGCAATGAGTTATGCCTTCCGTGGCTGTACTGGTTTACAGCATGAAGTCATCGCAATGGCGTCCTGCTGTAAAAAGGGCGGTGATAGTCCTTCAAGGGAAACCATCACCGCCAAGCACCTGGAACTTCTGGCATCACGGTCCTTAGGCGTGATTCTGGCGTGGCATGCAGGATTCGAACCTGCGACCAACCGCTTAGAAGGCGGTTGCTCTGTCCGACTGAGCTAATGCCACAACGCTGAGAGCACTTAGCCTGTTAAGGCGCCACACTTTGTCGCGGCTCCATAAATGCTCTCATCGTTGTACCCTCGTCTCTTCCGAGGCGTCACACCGAATAGCCGGGATGGTGAATCCCCGTGCGCGGAATAAAACCGCTCGACTTGCACATTCCGGCTACCTGGTTCGTTTGCCCGAGCAAGGGAGGGTGCCCCTTAAACGTATCCAGACCGCTATCGTCGCATGTGCCATACGCCGTACTGCTCAAAATAAAAGCTCACTCCACCTGTTCAATTTAACGACAAGCCAGTCAGGTTAGTAACCGGAATGAACTCTTTGGTTACCTGAAAGGTAATAATTCGCGCGTTAAATGTCAACTGTCTACGATAAATAAATCATATGTGGTTAAATTGGTAATAATTTAATTGCGTACGGAGTCATTGATATGTGCATGGGTAGCTCACCATCAGTGCCTGCAACACCAGAAGTTCAGGCAGCACCACAGGAGCAGGATGCCGCCGTTGTTGATGCCCGCGACGAAGAAACTCGTCGCCGTCGCGCTGCTGCTGGTCGTAGTTCTACGCTGCTTACCGGTTCTCAGGGCGACACATCAACTGCTAATACCAGCGGTAAAACGCTGCTTGGTCAGTAACCGGAGTCATTGAAATGGCGGAAACAACTAAAGAGCGATTGAACAAACAGTTCGCACAACTTGAAAGCGAGCGTCAGTCGTTCGAGCCGCACTGGCGCGAGTTGAGTGATTACATCAACCCGCGTGGTTCCCGCTTTCTGACTTCTGAGGTCAACCGTAACGATCGACGCAACACACGCATTATTGATTCGACCGGGACTATGGCGGCGCGCACTCTCGCCAGCGGCATGATGTCAGGCATCACAAGCCCTGCGCGTCCGTGGTTTCGCCTGGCTACGCCAGATCCTGAAATGATGGATTATGGCCCTGTTAAGTTGTGGCTTGAGGCGGTGCAGAACCGCATGAACGATATGTTCAATAAGTCGAATCTCTATCAGTCGCTGCCGCAGTTATACGGAAGCCTCGGCACATACAGCACTGGTGCAATGGCGGTGCTGGAGGATGACGAGGACATCATTCGCACAATGCCATTCCCGATAGGCAGTTACTACCTGGCTAACTCACCTCGTGGCAGTGTGGACACCTGTTTTCGCAAGTTCTCTATGACTGTTCGTCAGCTTGTTCAGGAGTTCGGGCTAAATAACGTCAGCGAATCCGTAAAAAGCATGTGGGAAAGCGGCACCTACGAGAAGTGGATTGAAGTGATGCATTCGGTTTACCCGAACATTGACCGCGATACATCGAAGCTGGATAGCAAGAACAAGCCATTCAAATCGGTTTATTACGAGGTTGGTGGCGATAACGACAAGTTGTTGCGTGAGTCCGGATTCGATGAGTTTCCAATTATGGCTCCGCGCTGGGAAGTTAACGGCGAAGATGTTTATGGATCATCATGCCCGGGTATGCTGGCGCTTGGACCTGTTAAGGCATTGCAGCTTCTCCAGAAGCGCAAGTCGCAGTTGATTGATAAAGCCACCAATCCGCCGATGGTTGCTCCGACTTCCCTCAAGAATCAGCGTGCCTCCCTTCTTCCTGGCGACATCACGTATATCGATCAGATTACTGGTCAGGATGGTTTCAGGCCTGCTTATCTGGTTAACCCCAGTACAGCAGATTTGGTGGCAGACATTCAGGACACTCGTCAAATCATTAACAGCGCCTACTTTGTCGATCTGTTCATGATGTTGCAGAACATCAATACCCGCTCGATGCCTGTTGAAGCGGTGATCGAAATGAAAGAAGAAAAACTTCTGATGTTGGGGCCGGTTCTGGAGCGTCTGAACGACGAATGTCTTAATCCTCTCATTGACCGCGCTTTCTCGATGATGGTGCGTAAAAACATGCTGCCGCCACCGCCTGACGCGATGGAAGGTATGCCCCTGAAGGTCGAATACATTTCCGTCATGGCTCAGGCGCAGAAGTCTATCGGCCTGTCCAGTCTGGCGTCTACGGTCAACTTCATTGGTCAACTTGCGCAAGCGAAACCAGAAGCTCTCGACAAACTCAACGTTGATCAGGCGATCGATGCATTCGCTGATATGTCCGGAGTGTCTCCAACCGTCATTGTTCCGCAGGAACAGGTTGAGCAGGCTCGCCAGCAACGGGCACAGCAGCAACAGCAGCAACAAATGATGGCGATGGGAATGGCGGCGGCACAGGGCGCCAAGACGCTAAGCGAAGCTAAAACTTCGGATCCGAGTGTTTTGTCAGCTATGGCGAATGCAGTTAGTGGTCAGGGTGGGCAATCACAATGACAGATTACGAAGATGATCAACTGAAAGAAGAAAACGCCCGTAAGCAACGTGACATGGCACAGCGTGAAATTGATGACATTCGCTTTGTCATGAGCAGTGAACAGGGGCGTCGCGTTGTCTGGTCGGTGCTGGAGAAAGGCCGTGTGTTTTCCGCTATCTCACCGATGGACGCTATGGCAATGGCATTTAATGAGGGGCAACGCAATCTGGCGCTGGAACTGTTTCAGCGCGTTATGGCGCATTGCCCTGAACAGTATTTGAAGATGGCCAAAGAGGCCAGTGAACAGGAGTGATCATGAATTTATTTGAGCGTTTGCTGTATCGCCGTCTTTGCAATGAGCAACCAGTCGATGGTGGAGCAGCTCCGGCTGCGTCAGAACCGTCAGCGCCTGCAGGTGATAACCATGCTCCAGTTGGTGATCCATCACAATCGGAAGGTGATAAGCCACAACCTGTTGCTGATGGCGATAAACCTGCTGATGACAAAAAGCCTGAAAACGATAAGCAGGATGAAAAAAAGGACGGCGATAAACCAGAGGGTGCGCCTGAGAAGTACGAGTTTCAGGCTGCCGAAGGCGTAGAGCTGGATACAGAAGCGTTGAAGGAATTCGAGCCTGTGGCGCGAGAACTTAACCTGACCAACGAGCAAGCGCAAAAGCTGGTTGATGCTTATCCGAAGATTCTGGCAGGTGTTCAGCAGCGCCAGGCAGAAGCCTGGCAGAAAACAACCGAGCAGTGGGCTGCGGATGTAAAAGCTGACAAAGAAATCGGTGGCGACAAGTTGATTTCTAACCTTAGCGCCGCACAGCGTGCGCTTGACCAGTTCGGGACACCTGAGCTCAAAGAATATCTGAACACCACCGGGCTGGGTAATCACCCTGATCTGGTCAAAACGTTCGTGAAAATCGGAAAGGCGATGTCTGAAGATGGCATGGTCACCGGTGGTAATGAAGGCCAGCGTAGTGCGGCCGAAGTGCTCTATGGCAAATAAGAGAGGAAATGACAATGGCTGTTAAAGGCTTAACTGCGCTAACGCTGGCTGACTGGGGTAAGCGCGTCGATCCAAACGGGAAAGTCGATAAGATTATCGAGCTTCTCAGTCAAACTAACCCAATCCTTCAGGATATGCCTTTTGTTGAAGGAAACCTTCCTACCGGACACCGAACCACCATTCGTTCTGGTTTACCTTCCGCTACCTGGCGTTTGCTGAACTATGGCGTACAACCGAGCAAATCAACAACGGTGCAGGTCACTGATTCCATTGGCATGCTGGAAACCTATGCTGAAGTCGATAAGTCTCTGGCTGATCTGAACGGTAATACTGCCGAATTCCGCCTGTCTGAAGACCGAGCATTTATTGAAGCGATGAATCAGGCGATGGCGCAGACGCTGTTTTACGGTGATTCCAGCGTTAACCCTCAGCAGTTTATGGGACTGTCCTCCCGCTATTCCAGCCTGTCTGCGGGTAATGCTCAGAACATCATTGATGCTGGTGGCACGGGTACAGATAACACTTCAATCTGGTTAGTGGTGTGGGGCGAAAACACCGTGCATGGCATCTTCCCGAAAGGGCAGAAGGCTGGCATTCAGATGGAAGATAAAGGTCAGGTGACACTGGAAGATGCTAATGGCGGCAAGTACGAAGGTTATCGTACCCATTATAAGTGGGACAACGGGCTGACATTACGTGACTGGCGCTATGTAGTTCGTATCGCAAACATTGATGTCAGTAATCTTGACGCTCCTTCTACTGCCGCGAATATCGCAAAACTGATGATTCGTGCCCTTCATCGAATCCCAAATCGTGGGATGGGACGTCCTGTTTTCTACATGAACAGAACCATTAACGAAGTGCTTGACCTGCAATCTCTGGAGAAGAGTTCTCTGGCGATCAGCGTGAAAGAGACAGAAGGCGAATGGTGGACAGCACTTCGTGGTGTGCCGATTCGCGAAACTGACGCACTTCTGGAAACAGAAGCCCGCGTGGTGTAACGCCTGTTATTAACCTGTGGGCCGCAACAGGCCCACTAATGGAGAAAGAAGATGATCACCGACAAACTGTTGATGTTCTCCGAAGCACAGGCGGTAACTGATACCGCGGCTTCTACTGACGTAATCGATCTCGGTCCAATTGACGGAAAACGTCGTGATATCGGCGTGGGTTACCCGCTTGAGTTTTGGGTGCTGGTTAACGCAGCCGCCGCAGCAAGCGGTGATGCAACTGTAAACATCCAGTTGCAGACGAGTGAGAATAACAGCTCATGGACCACTATTTATGATAGTGGCGCACTGGCAAAGACCGCCCTGACAGCAGGTAAACGAGTTGTTTCTGCAAAGGTGCCTGCCGGTGTTCAGCGATATCTGCGTGTTAACTACTCCGTCGCAACTGGCCCACTAACGGCTGGCAAATTCACTGCGGGTATCAGTCTGGATGTTGATGCCAATACGCCGTACCCGATCCGCTCAAAAGTAACTGGTTAAGGTGATATCGATGTCAGGTGAGAAACCAAGATACCGCGTTCTGCGCCTCTCTCATATCCATAACACTCTGTGGCCGGAGGGGGCAGAAATCGAATACGAAGGTGAGCCTGGTAGCGCACTGGAACCTGTTAACGATGCAGCCAGACAGGCAAAAGCAAAAGTTGCAGGAAAGGTGTCAATGGCAGCAACCAGCACCAAAATCATCAACGATGTGTCAGATGATGGTGAACTGGATAAGCTCCGTGAAGAGTACGAATTGCTCTTTAACGAGAAGCCACACCATAACGCCAAAGCCGAAACGCTACGCGAGAAGATCGCAGATAAGCGTAAAGAACTGGGCGTGTAAGCCTCGCGGATCAGACAAGGGGCTTCGGCCCCTTTATTGCAGGAGTGTATATGGAACTCGTAAACCTCAAAACCGGCACTGACAGCTACCAGGATGAGAGCGGAGAAACCAGAACTCGCGATGAATACCCGTGGGGGCTGTGCATCACGCTGAATAACGACACATTGAATAAGCTGAAGGCGCAACCTAAGGGCGTCGGAACGGAAGTGATGATAACTGCAAAGGCTGTTATTCGAGGCCTGTCTGCCAGAGAAACTGACGATGGCGTTAATCGCAGCGCCGATCTGCAGATCACTGATATGGCGATCGCTCCTGTTTCCGGGGATGTAGAAAAATCAGCGGCTGAAACTCTGTACGGTAACGGAGGTGAGTGATGGCCTCTGTAGTAGAGATCTGTAATCGTGCGCTGTCCAATATTGGCAACAGCCGCAGCATTAACAGCCTGACGGAAGCCAGCAAGGAAGCGGGGGAATGTTCGCTGCACTTTGAGGCCTGCCGTGATACTGTGCTTTCTGATTTTGACTGGAACTTTGCTACCAAACGCGTGGCGCTTGCAGATACGAGCAATCCACCGCCTGACTGGGAATATGCGTACCAGTACCCGTCAGATTGTCTGCGCATTACTGAAATTATGCTTCCTGGTGTACGCAATCCAACAGCAGCAATGCGCGTTCAGTACGAAGTTGGTGCAGACACCAACGGAACAGGAAAATTGATCTACACAGACCAGCCGCAGGCATGGCTCAAGTATGTCTCTCGCGTTTCAGATGTAAACATGTTTGATGCCATTTTTATGGAGGCGCTGGCCTGGCGTCTTGCGGCAGCCATTAACATGGCGCTGACTGGGAATGCGGATCTCGGTACATTTGCTCTCAATATGTACAATCGCGTGATTCTTAGTGCTGGCTCGCATAGCCAGAATGAATCACAGGAACCACAGCCACCGGTTGACGAGTTTACCATTGCGAGGTTGTCCTGATGGCTATCAGTTGGATCCAGCCCAGCTTTGCCGGTGGTGAGATTGGACCGTCGTTGTACGGGCGTATTGACATGGCGAAGTACCAGGTGGCATTGCGCAAGTGCGATAACTTTATCGTGCGGCAGTATGGCGGCGTTGAGAATCGACCAGGTACGCGTTTTGTCGGTGCCGCCAAATACCCAAATCGGAAATGCCGCCTGATCCCGTTCCAGTTCTCGACGGTTCAGACCTATGCTCTGGAGTTCGGACACCAGTACATGCGCGTTATCAAAGATGGTGCGTTGGTGCTGAACAGCAGCAATGTTATTTATGAAATTGCCACGCCATATACTGAAGCCGATCTGTTCCGAATTAAATTCACGCAAAGCGCCGACGTGCTTACGCTTGTTCATCCGGCATACCCGCCGAAAGAGTTGCGTCGCTATGCGCATGACAACTGGCAACTGGTTGATGTGGTAACGAAGAACGGACCATTTGAAGATATCAATATTGACGAGTCAGTGACGGTTTATGCCAGCGCCAGCACCGGGACAATTACGTTAACGGCAAGCGCCTCTATTTTTGGCGCGGAGCAGGTAGGCAAATTGTTCTATCTGGAACAGCCTGCAGTGGATTCTGTGCCGGTATGGGAAACCAGTAAGAGTACGTCAATTGGCGATATTCGCCGTGCAGACAGTAACTACTATCGCGCCGTTACAGTAGGCAAAACAGGCACTTTGCGCCCTTCGCATACAGAAGGCACATCATGGGATGGCTGGGGCGGATCCGGTGATGATGATACCGGCATTGAGTGGGAGTATCTGCACAGTGGTTTTGGCATTGCCCGTATCTCTGCTGCAAATGGAACTACTGCAACTGCCGAGGTGATTTCCTATATCCCTTCGCAGGTAGTTGGCGAGGATAATGCCAGCTATAAATGGGCTAAATATGCCTGGAACAGTGTTAATGGTTATCCTGGCACTGTTGTTTATTATCAACAACGTCTTTACTTCGCCGCATCGACTGCGTTTCCTCAGACTATCTGGGCCAGCCGTACCGGGGATTATAAGGATTTTGGCAAAAGCAATCCTACGCAGGATGACGACAGAATTATCTACACCTATGCCGGGCGTCAGGTTAATGAGATCCGCCACCTGATTGATGTCGGTTCGCTGGTGGCGCTGACTTCCGGAGGTGAGTACGTCATCACCGGCGACCAGAACAAAGTGCTTACCCCATCATCATTCGCATTCAGCTCTCAGGGATCAAATGGCTCAAGCAACGTCCCGCCAATTGCCGTGGCGAATATTGCTCTGTTCGTCCAGGAGAAAGGCAGCGTTGTCCGTGATCTGGCCTACTCATTTGATGTTGACGGCTATCAGGGGAACGACCTGACCATCCTTGCCAATCATCTTTTTCAGAAGCACAGCATTGTTGACTGGTGCTTCTCGATTGTCCCTTACTCCAGTGCCTTTTGCATTCGTGATGACGGTAAATTACTGGTGATGACCTATTTGCGTGATCAGCAGGTTTTTGCATGGGCACCACAATCCAGTACCGGAAAATATGAAAGCACATGCAGTATCAGCGAAGGCAATGAAGATGCGGTGTATTTCGTCGTTAACCGAACCGTTAACGGGCAAACAGTGAGATACATCGAGCGACTGTCCAGCCGTTTATTTACCAGCGATGAAGATGCTTTCTTTGTTGATTCTGGCCTTAGCTATGATGGAAGAAATACGTCTGACAGAACGATGATCATCACTGGTGGTTCTGGCGAATGGGATTACCGCGCGGAATATACAATCAGTGTTTCTGGTGGTGCGTACTTCACCAGTAGTGATGTCGGCGCGCAACTACAGTTCCCTTATACCGGAACTGATCCTGATACTGGCGATGAGGTGTCAAAAGAATTCTTATGA